GCCTAACTATTTCAAAGACAAGGCCGCGGCATTAGCGGCCAACGGCTATTTGCCAATACCGATTAAACCTGGGACTAAAAAATGCCAGGAGCCTAAATGGCCAAACTTCCGATTCACGCCGAAGGACGCCGAGGCATTCGCCAATTACGGCATCGGCCTTCTTTGCGGCCAGGGCGAATACCCTCTCATGGCTATCGACTGCGATACGACCGACCCGGTGCTTCTTGATCGCCTGCGATGCGCACTGGGCGACACGATTACTCGCGTAGGCCGCGCGCCGAGGATTCTTTACCTCTTTGCGGCTGAGAAGGCCGGAATAGAAAAGATGAGCTCGGCCAAATTCGTCGATGAGAAGGGCGAGAAGCATCAGGTTGAAATCCTCGGCGCCGGTCAGCAGTTCGTCGCCTACGGTATCCACCCGGAAACCGGTAAGCCGTATCAATGGACCGACGCTTACGGCGGCCCGATCACGATTCCCGCCGCTGGCCTGCCGCCTTTTACAGTCGAACGCGCCAAAGAGATCATCCGGGCAACGGAGGAATACTGCCGCGCCAAGGGCTGGAAAGTTGAGGAGCCGGGAAAAGAAGCGGGCGCAGCTGCGCCCATGAGCGAGTTCGATATGGTTGTAGCCGAGGGCCAAAAGCCGAACGTTGATCTGGAAGAAGCAAAGAAATACCTGGACATGCTCCCGGCAAGCGATGTCGATGATCGCGCCCGCTGGGTCGAGACGGGTATGGCCCTGCATTTTCATTTCGACGGCTCGATCGAGGCCTATCAGCTGTGGGACGCCTGGAGCGCGAAGTCGGCAAAGTACAAAGGCCCGGAAGAAACAGAGTATCTCTGGGGTGGATTCGGAAAGAAACGTCAGCGTCCGGTGACGATGGCCACCATTATTGCGCGCGCAAACAAGGCAAATGAAAAAGCCCTGCGCGAAGCGAAACGCGCAGAGCTCGAGATTGAACTGTCAAAGGTGCAGGCCTGTACCGACAGATACGAAGTACAAAATGTACTGAAGAAAACTTCTCTTACCGATTCTATGGATAAAGAGGAGTTTGTCAAGGCGGCACAGGCCAAGGTGCTCGAATTAACCGGGCTTAAGCCGAGTTTGGCAAGTATCCGGGGCTATCTCCCGAAACCTCGCAGGCGCGTAAAGTACGAAACTACCGAGGACGGCAACGCTCAGCGCTTTGTCGATCGGTACGCCGATTCTCTGCGTTATGTAGTTGAAACAGGCGAGTGGCTTATGTGGACAGGGTACTACTGGGCGCAGACTTCTGACGTGGAGGCGACCGAGCTCGCCCGGCAGACAGTACTCTCCATTGTGGACGACGCTAAGGACTGCGAGAACGAGGAAGAACGCGCAGCGTTGTATACATTCTGCGGGGCCTCGCAGAAGGCCGCAATGTACAGGCACATGATCGAGATTGCGCGCGGCGATGACCGCATCCGCATTCATGCCTCCGAGCTGGACGCCCAAACCCGATATGTCGCAGTGCAGAACGGCGAGATCGATCTAAAGACACTGCAATTTATTTCCGCCGAACAAACGCACTATCTCACTCAGGTCATGGGCGTGGCATACGACCCGCAGGCTGATTGCCCGCTATGGAAAAAGACCGTGCTGGAGGTGTGCAGCGGGGACGAGCAAAAGGCTGAGTTCTATCAGCTCATCGCCAGTTACCCGATTCTCGGGGAGCCTATCGAGCAAAAATTCTTCACACTGCAGGGCGGCGGCGCAAACGGCAAATCGACGCTCACAAATACGATCCTGCACGTTTACGGGCAGTTTGGCCTCATTACGCCGTCCGAAACTCTGCTCGGTCAGTCGACAAACTCGAATGCCGGGCAGACACGCGAGGACCTCCTCCGATTAAAAGGCAAGCGCCTGGTGACGGTCATGGAGCCCGATGACGATAAGCCGCTGAAGGAGGGCACCATTAAGGCACTCACGGGCGGCGAGCAAATTGCGGCCCGAGGACTCTACGCGAAAAAGACCGTGAGCTTCAAGCCTCAGTTCACACTGCACTTCTGTACGAATCACGATCTTTTAATCCGGGGAACGGACCACGGCATTCTGCGCCGTACCGTCATTATGACTTTTGACCGAGTTTTCAAAGAGAGCGAGCAGGATAAGACGCTTTGCGAAAAGCTCAAGGCCGAAGGCTCCGGGATTCTCAACTGGATACTGGAAGGCGTCAAAAAGTACCGTCAGACCGGCTTAGCCATTCCTTCATGTGTAGCTGAGGCCACTGAGCGCTACAAGGAGGGCCAGGACTTAACCAAGGAATGGCTCGAAGAATGTTTCGAGTTCGGCCCCGGGTACGCTGTTTCCAGTATTGCTGCTTTTCAATCTTGGGAGGCCTACGCCGAGCCTCGGGGGCTAAGAGGCTATATCAAAAACACGAGATCTCTCAGCAAAAAGCTGAGCGGTAAAGGGTTTAAGTGTTTCCAGCATCAGCACGGAATTAAAGGGCGCGGCTTTGAAGGCCTGCGATTGAGAGACTTTTCCAATTTGGGCGAATCGGAATGACGTTTCGGAATTTTTGTACCGTTTCTACCGTTTTAGACCCTTTTTTAAGAAAGTCTCTCATGCGTACGCATTTAAAAAGTTTATTAAAAACTAATTAAAAACGGTACAAACGGTAAGACTAGGGGTAAATACTATGCTTTTAGAGAAAGAATCACACGTTTTAGAAAAATTAAAACTCTTATCGGTAGCGCTCGACTATGCCGAAAAGAAAGGGCAAATCCTGGACAGCAATTTGTACCATGGCCCTACGCTCAACTGTCCGCCGGATAAGGACGCCATCAAATTCATGGAGACCTTCCACGCCCTAGACGCCTTCGTCTACGGCACCCGCATGGAGGATACTTTGCTCTGGTGCGGTCCGGCGAATCACTGGACGATCCAGATCGGTTTTTCAGAATCGGCGCCTGACGAATGGTACGACAGCGATACAGAGGCGCCGGCCTGCGCGGTGATCACCTATAACCGGAAAGGTGAAAGACGAGTACGCATTTTCAAAATCTGTGAGCCGATTGCCACCGTATACGCACGCCTTTTCTTTTACACGAAACTGCACGGGAAATCCTTCGCCAAGGGCTTTGCGAGCTCTAACGGGATCGTGACCGAAGTTTGATTTTTATCCGGGCGGCTCACGGCCGCCTGATCCAGGAGAAAAAAGATGGATATAGAAACAAGCCTAATGATCATCTCAATCACTCAGCTATTCCTTGCTATCGCGATTGTCTTTGTCAGCCTGACCCAGCGGGACATCCGGATGTTTATTCGGAGACTGTCCGCGGGGATCCAGGATCTAATTAACGCCCGCGGGGCACAAGAATGAGGTTATCTCTTTTTAGCCGGAATGAGTTGGCGGATTCTTGCGACTTGCTTGGCTGGCTTGACCCAAATGTCTACCAGGGAATTGACGAGCTCAGACATGATCTCGGCCAGCTCTTGAGTATCGGTATCAGAAAGAATGTATTTGCCCTTATGAGCAAATTCGTTGCCGGTGTCTCGACAGGCATCAACCATTTGTCTGACATCGGACGTCATCCCTTTGTTTTTCTCAATGGTGTCGATCTTTTTCCAAAGCAGATCGTCAGGTTTATAGCCGGAAATCTTACTTGTTTCGGCAACGTGGTCCGCGAGCTTCTCCAGGCAGACGCGAAGAAGTACGCAGGTGCAGCGGGGCGACAAATAGATGATGCTTTGCGCCTCGATAAAGTCTTTCTTCACACTTTCGGGCATCCCTTTGGCCGGCTCGATTCCCGCGGGCGTTGGGTAACGAAGTTCGCCATTTTCCCAAAAGATCAGCCGGTCGCAGGCCTGGCATTTGGTAAGGGCAGTCTTTTCTATTGGCATGATCTCAGCGACGTCCTCCACGCCGACGGACTTGTCGCCGAAGCCGCTTCCGCGGCCGACACGCGCGAAGATGTTATCTCGCGTAATTGGCGGCTTAATTTTGGAAATAATCGGCAGCGTAAAAATCGCAGTAACAGCCCCGCAGTGCGGGCATTTATAGGAGTTTGACATGACTAATTTCCCTTTTGAGTTGCGTAAGCAGGTAAAACATATCGATATTGTAAAAACCCGCACGGCTTGCATAAACAACGCTTTTACGGCAATCGAGACAGCAAAGCTCACCCTTAGCCGCCTGGAGGAAATGGCCGCCCAAAGAGCGGACGGAAAACTCCTTGATATCCACACCGTGGGCACCACGACGCATGCCCTGCGCGAAAGCGTGGACCGCATTCTTGTGGGCCTGATCGAGTCCCAAACAATTCCCGGAGATAATGCTTGATCGATACTCACTTCTATGAACGCTTGGCAAACTGGCGGCGGGTCTATGGCGATAAGCCAGTCAGATGGCGCTCTCCTACAGACGTCGCTTGTCGATACGCCAAGTGTTATTTCGAGCGTGCACCGGAAACCGAGGAGGAAAAGTTTTGGAGGGAAGTTACCGAGCTCAAAGGGCGAGATCCTCTTTTACCGGCGCCGGACTACTCGGACGCCGAGCTTCTGCAGCGCGCCTGGATGAGCTTGCCGGAGAAAATAGATTCATTGCCGGTAAAGCGGGCGGTTAAGGTTTTTGTGTTTGGCACGAATCGCGAGTATGAGCACTATTGCAGAAAGCAAAAGGTCAGGCCAAGCGGGGAGCCGGAATGGCGGCGGACTTTCCTCCAGGCGTTTGCGACAGTGCTCGAGCGCTCCCAGAATGGTGAAAAAGAGGGTTAGTACCCATATTAATTTATGATTTAAAATGATAAAGTCAGAATAACAATTGAAACTGTCCTTCCAGGATGCGCAGAATCGCTCTCTAGCGGTCTTTCGCGTGCCCGGAAGAAACGTAGTACGCTGGAGCTCGGACCTGATGGATCGCGAGCTCTTTTGCTTTTTATGGATTTAGGAGGCTACATGGCCGCGTCTATTCCAGTTTATTCTTTACCACAATTAACTCCAGCGGCCCAGCTTTTTGATCTAAAGGGGCAGCAGACGCGATGGCAGATTTTGGCGGACATACACCAGGCCGCTTTTGCGTTTGAAATACTCCCCGGCGTATTTGCCCAATTCGGATCTACCGGAGCGCGTCGTTTTTTTAGAAATTCATATTTTGAAATATTCGAGTTAGTGCGGATAACTCATGAGCGTGAGAAAGTCCAAGATCAATTAGTTTCGTTAGCAGGTGTTTTAACCCTTCAGCCGGAAGCTGTTTGACTGCTTCTTTAATGGATTCTTTTTCCGGTTCGGGTAACTTCGCCTGCTGAAGGGCGATTGATAACAACTCTTTAAGCGTGTCCTCGTGTAGCTTTACAGTTTGCACAGAAAGGATGGCGCTTAATCCGCCATCGTCTCGGATAAAGTCGACGCCCTTAGCAGTAATTTTAGGCAACGAGACGCTAATCATCGCGGGAGCTCCGTTTATATCCGTCGTAACTTTTACGCCGGAGGAAAGAAGTCCGTGCTCGATTAGGTATTGAGCGTTGGTTATGTATTTTTCGCTTTTTAGATCCCGGATAAACCATTCTTGAGTTTCCGGGGACATCTCTGGGTAATCGTCAGCGAGGCGCCGAAGCATTTCTCTTTGGTATTCGCGATCTAATTTCATGAGAATTCTCCTTTGGATTGTTACTTAGCAAGAATGATTCTAAGGAAATAGCGGGCTGATCGTCCCGTGCAACAACCGATCTTTTTCTTTGAGTAAGTACATGGGGTTTGAGCCGCTCGGTCATTCTTGATCGGGCGGTTTCTTTTTATGGGTTTGCGTTATGACTATCAAAATCCTCGGTCGCGTTCCGGTTCGTTTCAAGGACGGAGTTAAGTGGATCACGGTGAAACCGAACGGCCCCGAAAACAAAGGTAAGCCGGTCAAACTGGACGATCGAACCGGAGAGGTTCTTGCAGGCATGGGCGGAAAGTTTAACGGCCGCCATATCTCTGCGGCACCCAGAGGCGGCAGACAGGAGCAGCCGGGAGCAGCCGGGAGCGCAGGCCGTGATTGAATGGTCTAAAGCGCCCAGGGTTCCCCAGAAGCCTCAGTACACTGGCTCCGACAAATATACGAAAACGGCCAAGCTGGTTAAGTCGACGCAGAAGGAATTTACTCCGGACAGCGTAGGTAAGGCGATCAAAGACCTTAATTATCCCTACACGATCGACCTAGATAACAAGGACCAAATTCTCAAAGAGCTCGATAAAGAATATGACCACCTGAGATCCATGGGCTATCCGTATGGTCCGGACGAAGCGGAGAAGGTATATGAGCGCGCGATGAGTTTTCAGGCCGCTCGCAAACGTGTCGATGATATTTTTGAAAGGGACTACGGAGACCTTACGAAAGGCGAGGACGGCCTGGAGCCGGACGAAGTAGAGGACCTTAAAAATCTTTATGCCGAGAGGCTTCGTCTTTCTGCCCTGGAGCGTGTCGCCGAAGCCTCTGTCTGGTATACGGACAGGGCGGATTTTAGAAGCACGGATTTTTATAAGGCCCTGGATAAAGCCTCCTCGAAGCTCGGCGATAAGGTTGACGCTTTGGCGGCTCTGCCGTCCAGAAGGCCCGCGAATCGGCAAAAACGTCAACTGCAGCAGAAAAAGAAATTTGAGGCAGAAAGATTAAAGCGTGAGCAAAAGCGGGCTATGAACGCTTTTCAGGCGCAATTTTCAAAAGAGCTCACGAAAAACGTTGAGCCGCAAATCCAAAAGCTAAATTCTGACCTGGCATCTGCATCTACATCCGCGGACGTTGTGGCGGCATTGGATTCCAGCGGCCTAATGAATGCACCGACCCAGGGACTTAATCTTATGGGGCCGGATACCGCGCGCTCTATAGGGCAGGCTTATTCTGACATCTGCTCAAAGTTTCCTTTTCTTGCGGGTAATATCGGAAGGGCTAATTGTTCTAGGCTCGGAAGCTCCACGTATGGTCAGTGCTTGATGAGTACGGGTGCGATCGATTTCAATACTAAATATTACGGGAGAGGAAATGAGGCGTCCTTCGCCGCTTCGTTTAGTAACTGTATCTCTACGCAATTCCATCCTCAGGGCGTTATGTCCAAAGGCGCAGCTTATGCAGTAGCGTCGCATGAGTTGGGGCACGCAATTGAAGGACGCCTAGAAAAGCTCATGAAAGCCGCAGGCGTTGATACGACGGAGAAGAGAAAGAAAAGATATTTTATTTCCGGACGCGTTAAGGATAAGGTGCTCTCTAATCTTTCCCTCGTGGATGATCGCTCAGTTATCAAGGCCGAGCTGTCCGAATATGCGGCTATGGATTCTGCGGAGTTTTTTGCCGAAGCTGTTTCTGAGTATCTTTGCAGCCGCTCGCCTAGACCAGTGGCCGCAGAGGTTGGTAAAATACTAGAACGGTTCCTGAAAAATGATTTTTCAGACCTTGGTATTTGAGAGGAATAAATGGCCGAGAAACTTACACCTGAGACCGAAGAGTGCTATGAAAGGGTCCCTGCCTCCTTCCCCGAAGATTGGTTCGATAATGACGGACCCTGCGATGAGGGCCTTAAGCTCAAGAAGGAAGCCCCGGCTCGTGCGCACAAAGAATTGAAAGAATATCAGGACTACTGCGACGAGATGCGGAAGAAAGGCATCATCGTAAACTAATAGCTAACAGCACACCATAACCGCCCGCGTGGCGGTTTTTTATTGCCTAAAGCGTAACCGTTTAGGAGGATCAGCATGGACAATTGCGAAGCTCCGAAGCGAAAACGGGGCAACCAAACTAAGTACACACCGAGTCGCGCTAAGGAGATTCTCCAGCGCCTGGCATGCGGCCACACCCTTACATCTATATGCCGAGACATGGGAATATCCCCCGCGTCCGTTTATAGATGGACCGTCGCGAACGAGGACTTTGCGAGAGACTTCGCGCGCGCGAGAGATTTCGGCGATCAGGTCCTGGAGGATGAGGCCGTCGATATCTCCGACACGATGGAAGAAGCATCTGAGACGATTGATTCGTTCAGCGAGAAACACGGAGCGTCGAGCACAGTCAAGAAAGGCGACGCCGTGGCACATCGTCGGCTCCGGGCAGAAGTCCGGCTGAAAGTTGTCGCAAGACGAAAGGGCGCAAAGATCCAACTGGATACGAACGGCGCCGGAGGCGAGGGCCTGGCGAGCGTCTACGAGAAAATCAGAGAAGTGGCTAAAGGTAAGAAATGAACGATCCTTTTTCCGAGCTGTGGAGCCCGCACAGATTTAAAGTGTTTTACGGCGGCCGTGGCTCCGGAAAGTCGTGGGCAATCGCGGAGGCCCTGATCGTCATGTCGAATCTTTCCCGGCTGCGCGTACTTTGCTCCCGAGAGTTTCAAAATTCGATTGCCGATTCGTCATATCAGCTGCTTAAAGATACGGCAGAGCGCCTAGGGCTGAGCCACCGCTTCGAGTTCCTAGAGACCGAGATCCGACACATAAACGGCTCTCGGTTCTTTTTTAAGGGCCTGCAGCAGAGACAAGCGCAGTCGATAAAGTCGATTGAAGGTGTCGATATTTGTTGGTGTTTTGTTGCTGGGACTATGGTTGATGGGAGGCCGATAGAAGTTATAAAGCCGGGAGATTATGTCCGCTCTTTTAACCACGACACTCAATGCCTAGAGTATCGCAGGGTCGTCAAGGTAATGAAAAATCCAGCACCCAAGAAACTTTATGCATTATCACTTGTTGGTTCGCCAAACCATATAATATCAACTAAAGAGCATCCTTTCTTTGTAAAAGGAAAGGGCTATATACCTGTTTCTGAAATCGTTCCTGGAGATATCGTTTATGCCTGCAAAACTGGATATTCCCGATTTTGTTCCGTGCCTTGGAGGATGCGGCGAAATGATCGCAATGAATACGCACGGAAGGCGGCAGAAGTACGTAAAACAAGGCGGGATATATTGCCGGGATTGTGTTCGCAAACTTCTTTCGGAGCGAATGAAGAAGAACAACCCCATGTACGATCCGGAAATACGGGAAAAAACGATTCAATCACTGAAAAAAAGCGGAACTCATCCTCGCGTATTGGGAGGAAACGGTCGCGGATTAACAAAGGGACAAAAACTTCTTCTCTCTTGGCTCGGGCGCGGCTGGTGGCCCGAGCTGGTAATTCCTACGGAAATAAGCGCGCCCGACGTGCCAACGAATTACAAGGTGGACATTGCGAATATCTGGTATGGCATTGCGATCGAGGTAGACGGGGGAAGTCACAAAGGAGCAGCCGCACGGGCGGAGGACGCTCGCAAAGATGCTTTCTTGAAGAGCAAAGGGTGGAGCGTATTGAGATTCAGGAACAAGGAAGTATTAACGGAAACAGAGAGAGTGAAAGCGGAAATTTTGTCTTTAATCTCGAGGTCGAAGGAAACCATAATTACTTTGCCGGGGATGTTTTAGTTCATAACTGCGAGGAAGCTCAAAGCATTTCCCAAGTTTCCTGGGAGACACTGATACCGACCATCCGAAAAGCGGGCTCCGAAATATGGGTCTCGTTTAACCCGCTCCTGGCCGACGACCCAACAACCAAATTATTCCTGACCGATGCGCCGCCTCCCGGTGCCTATGTCCGGAAAGTTAATTTTGACGAGAACCCGCATTTTCCGGAAGCGCTCCGGCGCCAGATGGAATGGGACCGCAAAAATGACTACGAGAACTATTTGCATGTGTGGGAAGGATTTCCCCGGACAATTAGCGACGCGCAGATTTTCCGCGGGCGGTTCACGGTCGAGAGTTTTCCGGACGATCTTTGGCAGAAAGCAGATCGTTTATTTTTTGGCGCTGACTTTGGCTTTGCGAACGACCCGAGCACGCTGGTGCGATCGTTCATGTACGACAATCGGCTGTATGTCGAATACGAGGCCTTCGGCCACGGCGTGGAGTTAGACGAGCTCCCGGCGCTGTACGATTCGGTCCCGCTCTCCAGGAGCTGGCCGATCAAAGCGGACTGCTCACGCCCGGAAACAATAAGTTATTTGGCCAAAAGAAAGGGCTTCAATATCTCGGCGGCAGAGAAGTGGCAGGGCTCGATTGAGGACGGTATTGCCTATCTGAAATCTTTCGACAAGATCGTCATCCACCCGCGCTGCCGGCATACGGCAGAGGAATTCAAGCTCTACAGCTACAAGGTGGACCCGAAAACGAACGAGGTCCTTCCGATCATCGTCGATAAATACAACCACGGCATCGATGCCATTCGATACAGCCTCGACGGCTATATCACGCAGGCGGGGCTCGATGAGTTCATTCGCCTGGGCAGAGGTTAAGCATGAAGGTAAACAAGAAACTTTCCCGAATAAAGCGCGGCGGCAGCAAGCAGTTTGCCGACGGGTTCCAGAACCCGCTCCTGCGCATGGGCCTGGGGACGAGCACAACGATCAACGGCAATCGCTACATCCCTGAGTTCAAATCCTTCCAGCGCAACGAGTTGGAATGGGCTTATCAGGGCTCATGGATGTGCGGGCTCGCGGTTGACGTGGTTGCGGACGACATGACACGCGAGGGCGTGGAGATCCAGTGCGATGATCCTGAGGTCGCTTCCTCAATCGATATTGCACTCGACGAATTCCGAGTTTGGGATAGCCTGTGCGACGCTTTGAAGTGGGCGCGGCTCTATGGCGGTTCGCTGGCCGTCCTGCTCATTGACGGCGACGACATGGGCACACCTCTCGGGCCGATCAAACAAGGCGCATTCAAGGGCCTGCTCGTTCTCGACTGCTGGCAGGTCAACCCGTCTACTGAAGTTATTCAGGAGCTCGGGCCGAATTTCGGCAAACCGCTTTATTACCAAGTCTTTGCCGAGCAGAGCAATATCGATATTCCCGGAGGAAAAATCCATTATTCGCGCTGTATCCGGTTTGAAGGGCGCCGGCTGCCGTACTACTTGCGACAGGCGTATCGCGGCTGGGGCGCGAGCGTACTGGAGCCGTTATTCAACCGGATCGAGATGTTTGACATGGCAACGGAAGGCGCGGCTCAGCTCGTCAATAAGTGCTACCTGCGCTATTACAAGGTCAAGGGCCTGCGCTCCATTCTGACAAACGACGTTGCCAAGAAGGGATTCATGACGCAGATGGAGCATACCCGGCTATTCCAAAGCATTGAGGGCATGACGCTGGGCGACATCGAGGACGATTTCCAAACCATGACCTACACGTTCACGGGTCTGCCGGAAGTCCTTCTGCAATTTGCACAGCAAATCTCCGGCGCCACGGGCATCCCACTTGTTCGTCTTTTCGGTCAGTCTCCGGTCGGATTCAATTCCACTGGCGAGAGCGACATTCGGCTCTACTACGACAATACGAAACAGCAGCAGGAAAAGATGCTGCGCCCGGGCTTAAAGAAAATCCTAAACGTTATCTATATGAGCGTGACTGGGCATGCTCCGGACAAAGACTTTAATTTCGATTTCCGCCCGCTGTGGCAGATGACCAACGAGCAGAAAGGGACTTACGCAACGGCCATGGTCGGCGCGATTGTGCAGGCGTTACAGAGCGAATCAATCTCACTGCCGAACGCAATGAAAGAGCTCAAAAAGCTCAGCCCGACCATTGGCCTTTTCTCGTCCATTACCGAGGAGGATATCGACGAGGCCGAGAAACAGGAAAACGAGCTCATGCCGCCAGGAGCAGGAGGATTAAATGCAGCAGCAGAACAAGTTCCGGGAGCAGGCCAAAACGGCGGCTTTGGACCGCTGGTATCGCAAGCGCCTCAAGGCAGTGGCCAAACAGATCACACAGATAGCGCTGGAATGGGAGGGAAGCGACCCGAGCCAGCTCCAGCTCAGTCTGTTTGATTATTCGGTGCGGCTCGACGAATGGGCCCGCTCGGTGGCAGACATTATGCTGCGTCGCGCGGCCTCGGCTGACTACGACACATGGCTCAGGATTGGCCAAAAGATCAGCCGGGAAACTCGCCGCAAGCTCAAAGACGCGGCCGCCGGGCCGATTTTCAATCGCCTGCGCGAGGAGCAGGTCGCACTGATCCGCTCTTTACCTATGGAGGCCGCCAAGAAAGTTCAGGAATGGGCCGCTAGCGGGCTATCGGATGGCCAGCGCTATGCCGATATTGCCCAGCGCATCAAAAACGAGCTGGGCGGCGTTACGGAATCCCGAGCGATTTGCATTGCCCGGACGGAGACCGCTCGAGCGCGATCCAACTTCACGCAGGCCAGGGCCCAGGCCGTCGGTTCCACGCATTACGTGTGGCACACGGTAGGCGATAACGCAGTGCGCCCGAGACATCGCGAGCTGGATAAAACGGTGCAGGCCTGGAGCGACCCTCCGATCTGCGACGTGGGCGCAGGCGGCACTCCTATCCGCAGTCATCCCGGATGCGTTTTTAATTGTTTTCCGGGCGATACATTGGTCCGGTTAGACAGCGACATCATTCGAGTTATCCGATCGCCGTTCAACGGATGTGTCGTAGATATTGGTTGCGCCGATTCTGTCATAACAGCGACACCGAATCACCCAATGCTTACTCAACGAGGCTGGGTGCCGGCAGGCGAAATCAATGAGGGCGACTATCTCCTCCAGGCGTTCGGAGATACAGTCAATATGGTTGAATCCGACAAACAGCGGGATCATGTTCGCATTGCGGATTTGTTTGACGCGTTTTCTGGAGAAGCCGTAAGAACCGCCGGAACACATTTTAATTTCTACGGCGACGTTCCCGATGGCGATGTCGACAGTGCCATTGTCCAAGGGCGATTGCGTCCTGACATCGTAGCCAAGCTCACGAAGCGCGGTGGCTATTTCAAACTCTCCGGGGCCGCGGCTGTAATGAGCGGAATTGGCCATGATGTTAGCCATGTGCGCGTCCCGCGCGCTCTTGGAGAGGGCCCGGCGATCATCGAACGACATTCTGGCGAAGCGGATGACGTTTGCTTGGGAGCCATTGCGGATAGAAACGTTTGCTTCTTTGAGGCGAGTAGCGATAGTGGACCTGTTGACGCCAAAGCTCTTAGCAAGAGCCAGGATCGATTCCCCGGAAAGGTAACGTCTGATGATTTCGGGGCCGTTCAATTTCTTCCGATTGAAGGCATGGAGGCCGCGGCCGCTTCGATACCGCGCTGTATCGACACCAAGGGCGCGGAGCTTCAAAGACAAGACGTCGGGGCTGCAGTCAATTTGCTTGGCGGCATCCGTGATGGTCGAGCCCGACTCTACAAGGGATTTCGCGTATTGAATACGTTCAGACGAGATTTTTCTGGACATGTTTATACCTTAGAGACAAGTAAAGGTTGGTACAGAGCGACAATGAATAATTATATAGTGAAAAATTGCCGCTGCTGGCCTGAACCGCTTTTCTACGAGAAGGACAAATGAGAAGGAAATTTCGAGACGGTCGCTTCTTGACCACAGAAAAAATCAGCCCTCTGAAGGAAAAAACTCCAGAGGGCTATTTGTTATGCCGGGACGTTCCGATTAGCCGCGTCGGATCGTTTGAATATTCAGCGGCTGAAGTCGGTCTGCCAAACATCGGCCGTGCGGTTCAGGTGCGGCGGCCGGAAGAACAAATTTTTAATCCCGAAACGATTGCCTCGTTTGAGGCCAAGCCGGTAGTCATCGGTCATGCGAGATTCGCAGATCCGGACAACTGGCGGGAGATCGCAGTCGGTACGACGCAGAACGTTCGGCGAGGAGAAGGTGACAAATCGGACTTTCTTCTCGCCGATTTGCTTTTGACGGATCGAAAAGCGATCGAGGCAGTCGAGAGCGGGGATTTGAAAGAGGTCTCATGCGGGTATGACGCGGATACGCAGGAAACGCCCCAGGGGATTGAGCAAATTGGCATCGTGGGCAACCACGTTGCTCTAGTGGTATCAGCCCGATGCTCGGGCTGCAAAATTGGAGACGGAAGCATGACAACTAGCTTAAAGACCCGCCTGCGGAAATTGTTCCGCGACGGAAACGAGGACGCATTTAACGAGGAAGTGGACAAGCTCCAGGTTCAGGATGGTGACGCACCTGACGCGGCGCCCGCTCCTACTCCGACACCGGCGCCCACGCCGACATTTGAGGAGCGCCTGGCCAAACTCGAGGCCACCGTGGCAGCACTTGCTAAGGGCCTGGCTCAGAAGCCCGTGGGCGACGCAGATACGCCGCCTGTGCCGGATGACACCGTTGATCCGGATGATGACGATGAGTTGATCGATGATCCGGACGCTCAGGCCATCATCGGCGACGCTGAGGCCCTTTGCCCGGGAATGAAAAAGCCTGTGGGCGACGCCAAGGGCGGCAAATTCACACGTAATCAGATCGAGCGCGTTATGCGCACGGCACTGAAAGGCGCCGGCGTCAAGCAGTTCGGAGATTCCTCTGAACTCGACGGCAAAGCGCTGGATATCGCCTTCAAGGCGGCAGTCGCTATGTCCAAGTCCGGAAAGAATCCGAAAGCATCTGGAACCCGCTACGGCGACAGTGCTGAGGATTCCGTTAATTCGATCGCATACGTTCAGAAAAAACTCAACGATTTTTGGGGAGCTAAATAATGTCTCAGTTCATTGGCACATCTATGCCTCGCGGTTCTGCCGGCGATATCACTCGCGGCATGTTTGACTACACAACAGAAGTCAAACAGAACGACACAACAACTCCGGTCGCCGATGACGGCGTTCTGGTTTCTCTGACCACAACCGGCAAGGCCACTCCTGCCTCCGACGCCTCCAAGGTCTACGGCATCGCAGTTCGCGATTATCGCCAGGTGGGCCCTGATGGAAAGGCCTGGCCGAAAGACGCCTTTGTCTGCATCTTGCGTCGCGGCTACGTTGCCGTGCGTGCGGCAGGTACTCCGGCGCCGGGAGGAGCTGTCTACTTGGACGCCACAAACAAAGGCGTTACAGCCACTAAGGCGGAAGGCGCCACGGCTATTCCTAACTGCGTCTTTATGGGCACAAAGGATGACGCGGGCCTGGCCGAAATCGCATTCAACATCTAATAGGAGCAAATAATGCCAAGACGTTTTTCTGACGCTGAAACAATTTCCGCTACCGGCGCATTCCTGGTCGGTGAGCTCGAGCGTCTCGATTCCAGAATCTATGAACCGATCGCGGATTTTACGTATGGGCGCGATATCGACCTGCGCAAAGACGTCACGATCGCCGATGAGGTTTCTTCTTTCATTCAGTCTGAATATATGGGCGGATTCGGCGGCACAGGCGCGGGTAAAAAGTCATTCATTAAGGGCCCGGATTCAACGCCCGCCCGCGTTTCTGTTTCTCTGAAGAAGGTTGCCACGCCGCTGACACTCTGGGGCATGGAAGTCGCTTACACGATTTTCGAGCTGCAGAAGGCCATGCAGGCAGGTCGTCCGATCGATGCGCAGAAACACTCTGCTATGCGCATGAAGCACCAGCTCGATATCGACACTCAGGTCTATGTCGGCGATGACGAAGTGGGCGTCAAGGGTCTGCTCAACTCTGACCAGGTGACGCATGAAAATGTCGGCACCTGGACCGATTCCACTGACGTGAAGACCGTTATCGGTTACTTCAATAACATCCTGGAAAAGGCCTGGAAGGCAACGCAGTACAACCGCATTCCGAAGAACCTTTTGGTTCCTCCGGCAATTTTCGGCAAACTGGTGAGCACCCAGCTGACCAATACCGAAATGAACCTGCTGCGCTACGTTGAGGCAAATAACCTCTCTGTGGCCAACGGCGGTACGCTGACCATTCGCCCTGTGCGCTGGCTGGCCGACTCGACCTTGTTCTCTACGCCGCGAATTGTGGCCTACACAAAAGCAGAGGACGTGGTCCGCTTCCCGCTGGTTCCGATTGCCTCCCTCCCGGTTCAGTACCGCAATTTCGAGCAGGCTGTTCCGTATTTCGCAGCTCTCGGCGGCGTTGAGTTCGTACGTCCGGAAATGGTTTACTACGCCGACCTGGCAGCAGTATCCGCAGGTTAAGGAGGCTTTATGAAACGAATTACAGTTCGTTGCCCGCTGGTTCTGAATATGGGCTCTCAGCAGTTCGAATTTAAGCCGACTCGATCATATGAGGTTGAGGATGCAGTCGCGGCTCACCCGTATCTGCAAGCACACCTCGCCACGTTTATCGACATCACGCTGCCGGCAAAAGAAAAGCCAGCGGCGGGAAAGGTCGAGGAACCTGCCGAGGAAAAGGCTGAGCCGGTAGTGGAGGAAAAACCGGCGCCAAAGAAAAATGCGAAAAAGACTACATCTGTGAAGGAGGCTGAAAATGTTGAACCAGCCTCTGACGCTTGAGGAATTTCGCAAGTTATTTCCGGAGATCGATTCGGACAGTTATCCGGACATAGCGGTTAAGGCTCGATTAGCTTTAGCCGCTAAATTTTTTTCAGAGGAAAGCTGGCCTGATCCTGAGATCCGAGCGCACGTCATGGGGCTGTATACAGCCCACTATCTGAAGCTCCAAGGGTCTGCCGCTGACGGCGGCAACGGCGGAGACACCTCCGCGCTAGCTCAGGTCACATCAATGTCTGTAGACGGTGCATCCGTGAGCTACGACACCTCATCCTCATCCGAGGAGGGCGCCGGCTCATGGAATCTCACAGCCTACGGCCGCGAGTTGTGGCAGCTGATCCAGTTGTTCGGAGCAGGAGCCAGACAGATATGAAAAAGACGATCTCTGTTTCCATGGTGCGGCATGACGGCGAGTTGAACCAGGCACTGCAGCGCCTGGCGAAAACTGCTGTCTATGTCGGTATCGCCGCCGGCTCTAAGGGCGATACGCGAAACGATGGCGGCCCGAGCAACCACCTTTTGGGCTTTGTGCATGAGAACGGTTCGCCTGTGAACAATATTCCGCCGCGGCCGTTCTTAGTTCCGGGCCTGGAGGCGAATCGGGAAATCATCGTCGACGGTCTTAAGGGCGCCATGGACTGCGCGCTCAAAGGTGACGGGAAAAAGTGTGGTCAGACGCTCGAGCGCCTGGCGATCCGCTCGGCCTCAGCGGTCAAAAGCTACATGCAAACGGCCGACTTCGAGCCGCTCAAGCCTAGGACGATCGCCAGCCGTAACCGCTCGCGCCTTACCAAGGGCACCCGCGAGAACGAGACGGAAGGCGTGGGTATCCGCCCCTTAATCAATACCGGACAGTTACGCGACGCCATTGACGGCGTTGTGGTGGAGGAATGATGGCGACTTTAGACGTTGAACGGGTAATCCGATCTCCTTTGTTCACTTCGCCCTGCAAGCTGATCCATTTTGTCGAGGGCCTGGACAAGTTCGGTAATCCCACATGGACCGAAGGCGAGACTGCGGATGTTATGGCCGTCATCACGGCCGACACAAAGACTATCTCGAGATTGCCGGAGGCGCTCCGGCGTGAGGGCACGATCCTGGTGCGCTTCATGATCGCCGACATGCCGAAAGGTTTCGGCGGCTCAGGAAACGATGAGGTCGAGTGGCGCGGCAAGCGCTTTGTCGTCAAAGACTGCGCGGATTACTCGCAGTTTGGGAAGGGCTTTTTGAGGCTGACTTGTTGGCCTGCGGAGGTGAGCGATGGCAGTTACTGATAGCCGGACGTCCGGGGCCTTACGTCCGACGAGTTCGGACAATGAGACAGAGCTGATGGACCCGCTTCGCCAGTGGATCTCTGAACTTATTGGCTTGCGGCTCGATCTAGTCCGTGCCTCCTGGCGTCCTAAGCCTGGTACTCAGCCAGCGTTTAAAACCGACTGGTGCGCCCTGGCGCTCAAAAGTCTCGATACCACGCCTGTCTATCTCGACGGGCGAAAAGGCGATCCATCGCTTCCGCTTACCGGGGATCAGACTTCCGTGGTGCATGAGGATTATGAGTTTGTGCTGAGTTTCTACGGTCCCCGAGCTCTATTCCTAGCCCAGAGATTCAGAGATGCGGCGCAAATCGGCCAGAACCGCTCACTGCTGCGGCAGACGGGGCTCACGTTAAAAGCGATTGATTCGCAGGCCATGCGCCTGCCGGATCTCGTTTGCGAGACGTGGGTCGATCGATATGACATGACCTTCCACGTTGCTCGGAAGGTTTCCAGAACTTACGGCGTTCGCACCATCGTCGGTGCAGATGTCGACTTTTATACAGAACGAGGTAAATTATGAGCGTTGCTCCTACATTACCGGTTTCCGAGGTTGTCAATGTTACGATCGAGATGTCTCCGGTCGCGGCTGCGTTGAGAAACTTCGGGGCCATGTTAGTGCTCGGCACCAGCGATGTGATTGACACCGACGAGCGCCTGCGCACGTATTCGGGCGTCGAGGGGATCGCCGCTGATTTCGGAACCGATGCGCCTGAATATCAGGCCGCGGTCACCTTCTTCGGCCAGTCTCCCCAGCCTTCTCAGCTGGTTGTCGGCCGCTGGGCTAAAACAGCAACTGCTGGGCTTCTGCGCGGCCGTATGCTTGCGATCTCTCAGCAGCAGATCGCTGACTTCGAGAAAATCACTTCCGGATCTTTCACCGTTGAAATCGACGGTTCTTCTGTCTCTGTTGCCAGCGTCGATCTTAGCTCCCAGAGCAACCTGAACGGCGTGGCGACTCAGATCACGACTGCGCTGGCCTCGAAGGGCACATGCGTATTCGACGGTACGAGATTCATTATCAAATCTGCCACTACGGGCGTGAATTCTTCTGTCGCGAATGTTTCTTCTACCGAGTTGTCTAAGGCCATGGGCCTGGACGCAGGTACGACTAAGGTCAACGGCGCGGCAGCAGAGGATCTAGTCGAAGCGGTAACGGCCTGCCTGGATTACACCAATTGGTATGGCCTGTATGTGTGTGGAACCGACTGGACGGACGCGGATGCGCTGGAAGTTTCGGCGCTCATCAATGCCGCGCGGCCCTCTCGCATTGTGTCCTGGACGTCTCAGAATACGGGCGAAATGGATTCTACAAATAGCACCTCGCTGGGCTCTAAGCTCAAGGCGCTGGGCTATAACCGCACGATCTGTACGTTCTCAAGCACCAGCGACACTGCCGGCGTGTCCGTCCTCGGACGCATGAGCACGATCAACTTCGAGGGATCGAATACCACGATCACTCTGAAATTTAAACAGCTCCCGGGTGTTGTTGCCGAGAACTTGAGAACGTCCCAGTCGCTGGCCTTAAGAAACAAAAACGTCAACGTATTCGCGGCATTCCAGAACGACACTTCGATTTATAAAGAAGGCGTCACGTCCGGAGGCTGGTTCATTGACGAAACTCATGGCCTTGACTGGCAGCAGAACCGAGTGGAAACCGATCTTTGGAATCTGCTCTATACGACTACGACCAAGATCGGCCAGGACGAAGCGGGCATGACCGCAATTTTGGCGACGATCAACAAGTCGCTTGACGCGGGCGTCCGAAATGGTCTCATCGCCCCGGGCGTCTGGAACGGCGATTCTTTTGGTTCTCTCCAGAAGGGCGACACGCTCACCTCAGGATATTACGTCTACATTCAGCCGCTGGAAGAACAGGCGCAGAGCGATCGCGAGGCCCGTAAGGCACCTCCGATCAAAGTGGCTATCAAATTGCGCGGCGCAGTTCACTTTATTGACGCCACGCTCACGATCAATCGATAAGGAGAAACAGGATGGCAACTTATTCCTTTATGGATGTCACTGCGACATTCGCAGGGCCGACCGGCGTGATCGATCTCGGTTACGGCTCTGCGGCCTCCAAGGAAGGTATTTCCGTCGAGTTCAATCAGCCCCGGAACAATATGACGCCGGGCGCAGATGGCGAGGTCATGCATTCTTTGAGGGCAGATAAAAGTGGAAAACTTACGATTCGGCTTCTTTATACATCTCCCGTGAACGCAAAGCTCAAGGCTATGTTTAACGCCCAAAGTTTGAGCTCCAGCGCCTGGGGCAACAATGTCATCACCGTCCTAAACAAAGGCAATACGGACACGATCGTGGCCAGAAGCGTCGCATTCCAAGGCCTGCCAAGTCAGACCTTCGCCGAGGACGGCCAGCCCGTCCTTGAGTGGGGCTTTGACTGCGGCAAAATCGACACACTGAGCGGGACTTACTAATGAATAAACTCGTACCTCAAAAATTTACATTGCAGGGGCATGAGTACATTGTCGGGCGGCTCGACCTTTTTGAAGCTATGAAGCTCCAAAAGCGGCTCGGGCCGCTAATGCCCACGGCATTCAACAATGTCCTCTATGAAATGTGGACCGCTTACGGAAAATCCATGCCGGAATCCAAAGCGACATTGAGCGACAAACTGACCGAGTTCGGCACGTTGCTCGCGGTCTGTCAGCCACTCCTAGATCGCATTGCGGCCATGCCTGACGCGGATTTTGATTTTTGCGTGCGCACTGCGCTGAGCGTGGTGGAGCGTCGCTCTGAGGACGGAAAAACCTGGACCCGAGTGTATTCAGGTGGCACGCTGGCGTTCGATGACATCGATTTCACAACCACATGCATATTAGTGAGCGCTGTCGTACAGCGTGAGCTTCGCCCTTTTATCGACGCTTTGAATCTTTAACGTTCGCTCATAGCGTCGAAAACAGTCAGCAGGAACCGAGCCCGTTCAGAAGTCTTCCTGATGGCCTGGATTTCCTGATGCGTCCTGTTTATCACGGGATGATCAGCTATCTGGACCTGAAGGGTGACGATCTGACACTTGAGGACATCCTGCTAATGAACGTTTATATCGACAACCAAAAATACAACGAATTTGTTTTAGAGAAGGAGCGCAGCCATGAGTAGCGTTCTCGCCGGTTTCCTCGTCCGCTTAGGCTTTGTGGTCGATAAAGACGAGCAAGCCAAGTTTCAAGCCTCAATCGACTATGCTGGAAAGCGCATGAAGGAGATCGCCATGCGAGGCGCCGCCATGGGCACTGCGTTCTCTGCTGCATTCGCTAAGAGCACTCAGGAAACGAATCGGTTCTATAACATCACAAACCAAATTGGCGGCTCTGTCCGGGGCTTGAATAACGTTGCCTCAGCAGTGGCCAAAGTCGGCGGAAATGTGGACGAGGCAACGAATAGCCTTAAGACTTTTGCCAATAAATTAACGTTTATTCCCGGTATGGCGGACTACACCAAAAATCTCACAGGCGTCGATGTGAGAGATAAAACGGGAAAGTTGAGAGAGTACAGCGATATTTTGCTCGACCTTATAGAGCGATGGAAAAAAACAGGTGACGCCGTGGGCCGCGTTGAGGCATCGTTTTTAGGCTTGGATGGCGCGTATGCCTCCCTCATGAAAAAGGACTTTCCTGCCGAGCTTAAGAAAACTAATGAGCAGCAGGGAGAACTGGCTGACATGGTCGATAAGTCGGCGGATTCCGTACATCGCCTCTCAAATGAATTTTCACGCACCTGGGAAATCATATCCATGGGGAGCCAGGCCGCTTTCGGGACGCTGTCTGACAGCCTCGGCCTGGATAAGGTTGCCGAAAAGTTCAATAAAACACTCTCGCAGGAATTGCCCGCCTGGATCCAGACAGAAAAAAATATCTGGGATCAATCCCACGGCGTCGGCGACTACCTCAAAAACTTCTTTTTTAAAGCAGACGAATTTCAGGATGCTGAGCGCTACAAGCGCCATCTCATGGACGATGAGCAGGTGCAGAAGTTCTTACGCAAGAAATACACCAAGCAAAAATCGGTGCTCGATGATGAGGCCGAGGAGGGTGTGAGCATCGTGGACGATTTCGATAAAAAGGGCTTCGAGGAGGAGCTGGCGAGATATCGAGCCGCTAAAAAAGCTGCGGCACAACCCGCGAAACCCGCGCAGGCAGAACCACCTCCGGTTCCGGGAAAGATGAGCCGAGGGCTACGAAACAACAATCCGGGCAATATGCGTCCGGTATCGCGAAATCAGCCTAATGACGGTGCTTTTGCGATTTATCGCACGCCGGAAGAGGGCTGGGGCGCCCTAGGCAGACAGCTAAAAGGCTACGCTAATGCGGGCCTGGATAACGTCGCGTCCATTATTTCCAAGTACGCACCTGCTGCGGACCACAACGAGACAGGGCCTTATATTCAGTCTGTGACAGCTAATATGAGCCGGCGCCTAGGATCGGATGTAGGTGCGCTGACACGCCTCGATCTAAGCGACCCGCGAGTGCTTAAGGCGCTCATGCAGTCGATCACGGAGCATGAGAATTTCCGAGGCGCCTCTCAGTATTTTGAAGGCGCCTCTTTTGATAAAGAGGTGCTCGCCGCCGCGCAGTCGCAGTGGCGGTCTAAGGTCGTCAACGAAAGGGATAAAATTCCATCCTGGGGAAGTGTTGTCGTGAACCAAAACATCACGATCAACGGGGCTGATAATCCGCGCGCTGTCGGTCAGGCCGTGGCGCATGAGACCCTGCTGGCCCAGAACCGATACGGCCAGCGCAACCTCAGCTAGGGAGGAAATATGCCTTCTTTACCGTACAGCCTGGAGGCTCTGCTTCTAGGCCGAAAACGAGAATTTGCCGGAATTATTCCGGACGTCGTGGTTAGCGAGGAGCACGAAAACGAGGTCGTGGTAACGCGCCATCCGGTCGATACCGGTGCCAATGTTTCGGATCACGCGTATCAGATGCCGACGGTGATTAATTGCCAATTTGGATGGTCGGATTCCTCCAGGCTCTTAAATTCGATTCTGGATTTTTCGATTTTTAAGGGCCTGACCACGACGAAAGACGTCTATGAGAAGTTGCTTGAGCTACAGGCCAAACGGGAGCCGTTTTCGCTCTCTACCGGCAAGAAGCAATATCCGGCAGTCATCATAACGAAGTTAAAAACAACGTCGACCGTCGACACCGAGAGCTCCTTAGTAGTGGACATCACTTTCGAGGAAATCCGATTCGCCCGGACAAAAGAGGTCACGCTGCAGGAAGCTCAGCAAAAGAATCCTCAGCAGACAGCCTCTGTTAATCAGCGCGGTGCCTCGTCGCCCGTATTGACTACTGCGGGGAATCGGCCATGAGTATTTATCAAATTCCTTTGAGTACCGGCGCCCAGAGCTTTTCAATCCGGCTCGGTGAATATAACTACCGCATGACGCTGATTTACAGAGATGCGGACTGCGGCGGCTGGTTTCTAGATATGGTCCGGACAGACGGCTCGGATGCGCTCCAGGGCCTACCGCTGGTGACTGGTGTCAACCTATTGGCGCAGTTTGGCTATAAGCGTATGGGCGGGGCGCTTTGGTGCGAGTTGCCGAAGCAGGTCAAAAACTACGAACCGAGTTATCGGGACATGGGCCAAACGCTGAGCCTTTTTTGGAGTGACGAATGAGCGAAACTGACAATAATCGCCAGTGGCTGAGATATTTTCGCCTCGTTGTGGCAGTCGACAAGGACAATCAGCAGGCGATTGACCTGAGTGAATTTCGATGCAAATTCCGAATCTCTCAGGCTGTAATCGGCAAGCCCTGCACCGCTGAGATCACGGTTTACAACGTCTCGCAGGAAACAGTAAATCGCCTCGGTATCGGTACAAACGTCATCGAAAACCAAGGCATGCGCGTCATCATTGAGGCGGGCTATCAGAGCCATCACGGCATTATTTTCCAAGGCGATCTATGGTGGAAATCCGTCGGCCGCGAGAGCGAAACAGAGACTTTCATGCGCCTGGTAGCTGCTACCGGCGACAGGGCGAGGCAATATGCCGTGGTGAATGTCTCAGTGGCCAAAGGCGCCTCTCAGCGCGAGATCTTTGACAAGGTACTCGACGCCATGAAGGAAAAAGGAGTTGGGGCCAAGCAAACTGTTATGGTCCCTTTCATGGATTCCAGACTTCCCCGTGGAAAAGTCATGTTTCGGATGGCTACCGACGCCATGAACGGTATCGCTGACACAAATAATTTTGACTGGGGCTATGGCGTTGACGGCCTTGTCGCCATTCCTAAAACACCGACATACGACCCGAACGAGAGGGTAATCGTCCTTAACGCTGATACCGGGCTAATCGGGCGCCCCACGCTTGACGAGGACGGCCTGGACGTCCAGGCGCTACTTAATCCGAACCTGGAGATCGGCGCCAAGATTCAAATCGATAACGCCTCGGTACAGCGAAACAACTACGACACAACGGTGTCCGAGGACGCGGTTACGAAAAATCAGGCGGTAACGGACGCATTCTTATCGGCGGATGGCGTGTATCAGGTGATTTCCCGCGAGCACGTGGGCGACACGCGCGGGGAGGATTGGTACACAAATTTGATCGTCGTGGGCGTTAATTCAGCCAGCAGACCGATTGCTCCATCTGTTTTCACGTACACATCGAACTGAGGACGATATGGATTCAACCGCAACAATTTTTGACCCGAATCGATTCTCCGAGAAGGCTACAAATAGCCGCTTGACCCAAGTATGGACCGCACTCCCGGGGATCATCCAGAAGTTCGATGCGGGCGCACTGACCTGCGAAGTTCAGCCGGCGATAAAAGGGCGTGTCACGCAGGAGGATGGCTCTATCCAGCTTGTAAATATGCCGCTTCTCTTAGACTGCCCTGTGGTGTTTCCGCACGGTGGCGGCTGCAGTCTCACGTTCCCGATTAAGGCCGGGGACGAGTGCTTGGTCGTTTTCGCTTCTCGGGGAATCGATTACTGGTGGCAGCTAGGAGGAATTCAACCTCCTCCGGAAGCAAGAATGCACGATCTATCGGACGGTTTCGTTATTCCCGGCCCGTGGTCCCAGGCTCAAAAGATCAGCGGCGTGAGCACCAGTGCTGTGCAGTTGCGTAGTGACGACGGTGCGGCCTTCATTGAGCTCAATCCCGGCAGTCATAACGTGAAATGCGAGACACCCGGGGACTTTTCCGTGAAGTGTAAAAATTTTACGGTAGAGGCCTCAGCCAGTGCCAGCATTAAAGCCCCGGCGATCCAGCTCGAAGGCCCGCTGACCAATACCGCAGGATCGGCCGCGCAGATGTCGGGCGGCGTGGAAACCGACGCAGACGTTACTGCCGCAGGTATCAGTCTCAAGTCGCACGTCCATTCCGGTGTTTCTACAGGCTCCAGTAACACGGGAGGGCCTAAATAAATGAGAGTAAGGCGAACAACGGCCGACGGCGATATTTGCTTCGGCCACAATGCAAACGATTATTTAGTCAACACGCCCGAAGCCGTCGCGCAAAATGTCCGGACACGCCTCGCGCTTTGGCAAGGGCAGTGGTTTATCGACACCGATGAGGGAACGCCCTATCTGCAGCAGATTTTAGGCAAGCAAAGCGCGGCTGATCTCGTAATCAAAAGCCGCATTTTGGAAACCCCGGGCGTTCAGCAGATTGACGAATTTGAGGCGGTGCTTGACCCGAACACTCGGCGCCTGACCATACAAGTCAAGCTCACCACGGATTACGGCCCGGCGAGCATTAACGGAGAAATTACATGATTGATGATCCGGTTTTTTTAGTTACCGAGACAGGTATCTCAGCTCCGTCCTATGAAGAAATTTACGAGTACCTAAAGGGCCGCATGCGGGCCATTTTTGGTGATGACATCAATCTGGACGCTGACACCCAGGACGGCCAGATGGTCGGCATTGTGGCGGCTACTATCTCGGACGTGAACGCTCAGGCGATCGCGGTTTATAACGCATACAACCCAACCACGGCGAAGGGCGTGGCGCTGGATTTTGCGGTCAAGGTCAACGGCATCACGCGGCAGGCCGCATCACACTCCCAGGTTGATCTTCGGATCGTTGGTCAGGCCGGGACGCATATCGTCAACGGCGTGGCCCTGGATGAGGCGGAGAACAAATGGAATCTGCCCGCCGACGTTGTGGTTCCACCTGCTGGCGAAATCACTGTAACGGCAATTGCTGCAGAAGAAGGAAACATTCGGGCACCTGCCGGGACTGTCAACCGTATCGGAACCCCGACGCTCGGCTGGCAAACTGTAGAAAATATTCTCGCGGCCGAGCCCGGGGCGCCGGTGCAAACCGACCTCGAGCTTCGAGTGCAGCAGTCGAAATCGACAGCGCTCCCCAGTGTTTCGCTGTGGGAAGGCATTATCGGCAGTCTGCTGACCACGGCCGGCGTGCGACGTGTTAGTGGCATTAAGAATGACGGCGATACCCCGACAACTGAGGGCGTCCCCGGACATTCGATCGCGATGATCGTCGACGGCGGGGAAGTGGCCGATATTGCAAAAACGATTTTCTTAAAGAAGGGTGAAGGTGTCGGAACCTATGGCTCCACGTCGTACAACTATCTGGACACTTATGGCTTCCCTAATACGATTAAGTTCTCGCGTCCGACGGTCGTGCCGGCTTATTGCAAACTCACGATCTCGCCGGCCGCCGATTATCTCTCCAGTGCCGAGGAGGAGATCAAGGCTCGGATCGTCGCTTACATCAACTCCCTGGACATCGGCGAATCTGTAAACATCGCCCGGGTGCTTGCAAGCGCGGTAAAGACTGACGCAGGGATCGTGGACGAACGTTTTAGCGTCGAGGCCATCACGCTTGGCCGCTCGGCTACAGCTCAGACCGCCGCCAGTCTCGCGATCGCGTGGAATGAGGCGGTTTCGTGCGCTTCGGAAAACGTAACAGTGGAGGTGCGGACATGAGCGACGCAAATCGTTATACCGAGCTGATTGCCGGGGCGCATTTTGACAAGCCGAAGTACCAGCAATTTATTTATGAACTGACCGAACCGCTGAACGAAGCAAGAAAACGTTTGGCGGTTTTTTATAAGCATTTCGACGTTGACACTGCTGTAGGCGTCCAACTGGACGCGGTCGGCGTGCGGGTCGGGATCTCCAGGCGCCTTCCTATGAAATTGGTCGGCGTCTATTTTGCCCTGGACGATGTCGATGGTGTCGGTTTCGATAAAGGCGTCTGGAAAGGGCAGTTTGATCCCTCGGACGGCATGGTGACGCTTGACGACGAAACTTATCGCGCAGTGATTAAAACGAAAATCCTCGCAAATAAATTCGACGGCAAAAACGAATCGGTCCCCGAGTTTTTAAATACTGCTCTCGGATATTTCGGCGTCCCGACAAAGCTCTTTGACTTCCAGGATCAGCAGAATATGCACGTGGTGATCAATCTCACGAAAGCAGAGACGCCTCCCATTGTTTGGGAGCTCATAAGCCGCCGACTAATCGACATTGTGGCGGCAGGCGTCGGCATGCAGATCGTCGACAACGTGCCGTACTTCGGATTTGACTACGAAACGGCCTCGATCAAGGGCTTCGATTCCGGTCACTTCTTCCCGTTTGAAAACTAAACATTCATTTATCTCATCAGCCTCGCGAACAGCGGGGCTTTTTTATTGGGTGTGATATGGCAACCATCAATGAATTCCTTCCTTTCGCAGATCAGAGTACTGCCAATTTGATTCCGTATGCCGAATGGGTAAATGCCGCAAAGCGCTTAACCGGTTTCGTTTCTGGTATTGCGAAATCCAACGAAATGAATCGCGTTTTTGCGCAGGGCGCCCAGGCAGGCTATGCGATCGCAAAATTTATCGAGCGAACCTTAAGCGAGGACGTTTATGTGTCGGACGGGGAGCGTCTGGCTGATCAGTTCTATCGTGCGATTGTCCAAATGTCCTATCGTGCCACGCCGATCGGCTGCATCCTAACGTTTCCAGTTCACGTAGAGATCGACGGATACGTGGCGACCAATAACGGCGGCAATTTGTCGCAAGCTACATACGATCAGCTCTACGCCGTTTATGGCACAAAATTCAATACTTCGAGCACATTGGCCAATCAGTTCGGAATTCCTGATATGGCACATCGCGTATTCGAAGCCGCAGCAACGCTTGAGGAAATCGGCTGCTATGTAGCAGCTGGGTTACCGAATATTACGGGTTTCTCAAACATTGCCGGCTACTTCGATCCATTGACCGCA